TGACGATCCAGTAGCTTTAAAGAAATGGATGAACGATAGTAACAACAGAGTTTTTAGAACTAGGAGTGGACGATTGTGAGTTTAACAACGTATACAGAATTAAAAGCTTCAATTGCTGATTGGCTTCTTAGAGATGATTTAACAGCAGTTATTCCAGATTTTATTGCACTTGCCGAGGCTCAAATGAACCGACAAATTCGCGACCACCGAATGGTTAAGCGATCTGATGCAAGTCTTACAACAGCTTACACAACTTTTCCGTCTGATTGGCAGGAAACTATTAGATTTCAGTTGAGCACATCTCCAATTGTTGTTTTGGAGTTCTTAACGCCCAACCAGGCTAGTGACGCTGTAAGTCGTTTTTCTTCTGCTGGTAAACCAATTTATTTTTCTACTATTGGAGAAAGCGTAGAGTTAATACCCAGCCCGGATAGTACTTACACAACTGAGCTTACATATTATGGTAAAATACCAGAATTATCCGCAACTAACGCATCAAACTGGCTTTTAACAGATGCACCTGATTTATATTTGTATGGCTCTCTATTACAAGCAGCTCCATATTTAAATGAAGATACCAGAATTGGTACATGGCAATCTCTATATTCTAAAGGAGTTGAAGAAATGAAAATTATGGATCAAAGAGCACGTATTGGATCATCTAGTATCCGTATGCGTCCTTCGGCTATGGCTTAATTATGAGCAAAGCTAGAATAGAACAAATTGAAATTACGTTAAGTAAGCACGACGAATCAATTCAAACAGCTATTAATAGTTTAAATTCTATACATGCAACTTTACAACAGATAAAATGGTTTGCAGTGGGCGGAGTAGCAGTAATTATTGCAAGCCAATTTGGGTTGTTAGAAATTTTAAATTTAATGAAATTTTAACAAAGGAAAGAATTATGAAAAAAGGTGGAAAGAAAAAGGGCGGAAAGAAAAAAGGTTACTAGAAAGGATAATACTATGGAATATATAAAAAATCGTTTAAAAGAGCCATCCACCTGGGGTGCTGCTGGAATCATTCTAATTGGGTGCGGCGTGCTTTTTGCTGGAGAACTTATATTCGTGGGCCTTGGCTGCGGCGTTCTTGGGATGATAATGAAAGACGAGAAGTAAATTTCGTTATGCCTAGAAACAGAATTTACTGGAAAACACTTCCTATTTTAGTTGTGTTTTTTTTGTTATTAGTAATGATGTCTAGTTGTAGTACAATAAGTTGCAAAGTTCTTTCTTTGAATAACATTTGTTCATGGGGGGCGGTAGATGAGAGTTAAGAAAAAAACTGTTTTAATATGCTTTCTTATAGCCTTTATTATGGTTGGTTATTTGTTTTTTGCGGCTATAACACAAGCCGCAGATAGTAACACGGTTTCCTCGACTGTTATAGATAAGTCTGTGGGAACGGCAAGTGCGCCAGGAATAAACATCAACCAGAATGATTCTTGCGGTACGGCTAACTCCATAGCAATACAATCTCAGATCCTCGGCATTGCTAGAGGTAAGGCTATAATTGATTTGAATTGTGAGCGCATTAAATTAGCTAGGGTTCTAGGGCAAAGCGGTTTGCGCGTGGCATCAGTTTCTGTGCTATGTGGTGATCCATCTGGCCGTGTATTTGACGCTATGTGGAGGGCAGGAACGACCTGTCCATTTGGTTCTCTGTTAGATCAGGGCTTGATTGGCGAAGAGGCTAAAGTCATGTGGACAAAGAACCCAACCATGATTCCCGAAGGTAGCCACTTTCGGAAAATGATTGAAACAGCCAATGTAGTAAAGGCCGAAAAGAAAAAAGCAGATGCAAAAATTAAAAAGAAAAAGTTAAAAGAAAAGAAAGTAACCAAGGATGAGACATCAACCAGTAAGAAGGGTGGCTTGCTTCTTAGCATTGTTACTATACTGCTCATCCTCTAAAGCAGATATAAACTGTGCCACAGATGTAGTCGGCCTATGTACTCCAGACATATCTTATACCATTACCGAGACAGTAACCGAAGAGAGTTATTCTGAGGGCGATGGAATTACAACGATAACAACAACGAACACAGAAACAACGGTGGACACTGTTGTAAATACTGACTCAGGAGATATTCTTGATGGTGATAATGGATTTGTAACTTCTACTAAAGAAGGAGATATGGACAGTGATTGGGGAGGACAAGGCCCTGCTTCGATGTCAACAGGTTCTACTTGTGGGCAACTCGGTGCAGACAAATGCGCTCAGATAACAGGCTCTGGTAATAACACCTCCACGATGGGTGTCAGCGGTATGGGTACTACGTTTATACAAACAATAGATATATCAGACTTAAATGTTAGTAACGGTGGTAAGACAACGTACACTATTAAGGTAGATAAGCAGGATGCGGCTGACAGCATATATTTACATATCACAGGCAAGGACGGATCTTCAGTTAAGTTTGCAGGTACGGATGTTTTATCTGCGGCAGGCGTAGATACAGGATATGCGTCATACTCTGGGGAGTTTAATTTTGGTGGTAGCCTGACATCACTTATCGTGGAAATTGGTGGCCGAGATATCAACCTTAGTATAGGCCCAGTATTTGATGATGTTAGTATCAATGTGATTTATAATGTCATTGCACAAGTTATTGCAAACAGCATAACGACTGTCGAGCAGTGGGTCAGTCTTAATATTGGTGGAGATACCGAGTTAGAATTAGTAGAGGATTTAATAGGTAATAATGATTTTGAAGAGACAGATGGTGGCTTTATTGAGATAACGCCAATCAATGAAGATACAGAAGACTACTCTGACATGGATAGCGTTGAGGCTGAGATCGATGATATTGTGGCTGGCTTTGATGAAATACCTACATTTGAGGTAGAGATCCCCACATTTGAGATGCCAGATATAAATACAAATATAGATGTAGATACAATCGAAACAAATATAGAGGCTGAGATAGAGTCACAGATAGATATAGATACTACACCTCCCGAACCAATAGCAGAGCCAGAGCCAGAGGTAACTCCTGTAATTGAAAAAGCTGAAGAGGGCGAGATGGTAGAAGTTGAGCCAGAAAAAGAAGAAGTTGTTGTCGCGGAAAAAGAAGTCGAGCCTGAGCCAGAGAAAGAAGAAGTAGTTGTCGCGGAAAAAGAAGTTGAACCTGAGATAAAAAAAGAAGTTGAGCCAGAGCCAGAGAAAGAAGAAATAGTCGTGGCGAAGAAAGAGCCTGAGAAGAAAGTAAAGACTAAAGAGCAGAAGAAGGCTGATAAGCAGAAAGCCGCAAGTAAGATTGTTAAGAAGATGAAGTCTAGGGCAAGTTATTACGATGATACTTCGCAACAGAAGACACTTATTATTATGCAAGTTGTGAGCGGCAACGCTAAGGATTTCTTTTTAAATCAAAACCAGTTACAAGATATACAAGGTTTCTTTTCTAATTTGCCGTCAATCCCTGACGGTAACTTGGGGGCTAGTCCAAATGCGTTTGCATTTTTTGGCTCTGGAAGTCAGACTATGAATGAAATGATAGAGCTACAATATAAGTAGGAGTTCGATATGAGCGGTGAAATAGAATACGGTGGCGTGAAGGTGTCGTCAAAAGGAATGCTTGGTAAGATGTTCTGGATCTTACCTTTGTTGGGTACACTGGGAGGAGGCTCTTGGGCGGTTTTTGAGTTTTACAAAGATTACGAAGACATGAAGGAAGCCGTACAGGAATATGTCAGCCCTGATATAAGTTGGATTGAAAAGCACATCAGCGAGACAAATGCCGAGCTTAAAATGGTTGAGCAAGACTTCTCAATTGTAGAGAAAGAGTTCAAGGTTTTGAAGGAAGTTGACGAGGCGACTTCGGCAGTTATTCGAGAACGGATCAACAGTGTAAAGGAAATATCTGCAAATCTCCAAACTGACCTCCACGACCTACGCATGGATTTGAACCAAGATGTTGCTGAATTAAACAATCATATTGAGGTGACCTCAGATAAGCTGAACGCCAATCTAAGTAAGCAAGAGGCTCGACTTGAAAAGCAAGACGCTAGGAATAGGCAGTCAGTCGAGGATGTAAATAAAGCCAGTTCAGATAATGTGACAATTATTCGAGGGCTGATATCAAGCTCAGAGGAGCGCAGAGATCGGATTGTAGATCGCCTTGATACTAAACTAGCCGAGACACAGTCGTTAATAGATGATCTTGTTAAGGCGAACAGGAAGTTAAAGGATGAGATTACTGAGGCTCAAGACCAATTAAGGAAAGACCTTATGGCTGAGATGGAAGATCAAATCAAGAAAGCACTAGGTGGCTTTAAATAGGAAAGAAAGCAAATGTCTAAAAAGTTACAAAAAGACAGCAAATATGAAGTAGCTGATTCTGATGGGGATGGGATCGTCACAGACGCAGAAATGGATCGCCATGCGACTTGGATTAGACTTGAGAATGAAGATAAGCAAGCTGACACTCAGCGAATGATGGCTATTGTTTCTATGTTTGTTTCTATTGTAGGCGTAGCATTTTTGTTGCTTCCAGTAATCTCTCTTGACAGAATGGACGCAATATCTTCAGTATTGTCTACATTTTTAATTGCTAATACTGGTATAGTTGCGGCATACATAACAGGATCGGCATTATCTAAAACCAAAATGAAATAGGAGGATAAAATGACAAAACAAGGATTGTATTCAAACATTGCGGCAAAGAAAAAACGCATTGCTGCTGGTAGCGGTGAGAAAATGCGTAAGGTCGGCGCAAAGGGGGCTCCCACTAGAGGCGCATTTATAGCAGCTGCGAAGACTGCAAAAAAACCAGCAAAGAAAAGGAGGACATAATGGCAAAAGGTCAAAAACATTACCGCAAAAACGGTACGTTATATGAAGGTAATATGCACAAAATGTCTGATGGCTCTTTACACACTGGTAAAAATCATACCAAAAATTCCAAAATAGTAGTACACTTTAAAGAGCTTTCAAAAACTGCACAAAAAAAAGCGAGGTCGTAACATGTTATCAATTTTAGGAACAGTTTTAGGTTTTGCTAGTTCAGCCGTTCCAGCAATTACAGATTCATTTGCTAGGAAACAAGACAATAAACACGAGCTAGATAAGATGCAAGCTATGGCGGAGTTGCGAGCTTCTGGCTACGATCAAGACCTAAAAATGTATGAAACAATGGGTGCAGATAAAGAGCATGACCGACTTATTCAACATGATATATCCATTAATAAAGGCGTAGGGTTTATATCTGGATTACAAAAATCAGTCAGGCCAGTTATAACATACGCATTTTTTCTTTTGTTTGCGACTATTGAAATAACATTACTTATGGAAGCTTTGAAGTCTGGTACTGATTTTGCCGAAGCCATACAGGTTTTGTGGGATGATGAGACAAAAGGTATATTCGCAGCTATTCTAGCTTTCTGGTTTGGTTCAAGAGCAATAGATAAGGCAAGGAAAGTATAATGAATAAAAATTATAGTCACTCTTTAGAAATGTTATTAGAACACGAGGGAGGATTTGCAAATCATGCTGAAGATCCAGGAGGTATCACAAATTTGGGAGTGACAAAACGTGTTTACGAAGAATGGGTTGAGCGTGAAGTGTCTGAGCAAGAAATGCGTGATTTGACTAAAGAAGATGTCGCTCCGATCTACAAGAGCAATTACTGGGATCGATGTAAATGTAACTCACTTGACTCTGGATTAGATTTTGCTGTTTTTGATTGGGCTGTAAATTCTGGATCAGGCAGAGCGGCTAAAGCTTTACAGACAATTGTTGGGGCGGATGCAGACGGTGCTATTGGCCCTGCCACACTTGCATTAGTCAGCAATAATTCTGCGGAAAATTTAATTGAAAAGATGTACCACGCGAGACAGGAATTTTACGAAGGATTAAGCACATTTGATACGTTTGGCCGAGGTTGGTCACGGAGAAATAAAGAGACACTAGAAGCTGCATTAGAAATGATAGATTAAAGTCTAGCCTATTTTGATATTTTAGGTTATAAATGACCAAATTGTAAATTTTAATTACTAGGAGTTAATAAAATGAGTTTTTCCAACACTTTTGAGACTCACGTTTTGAATTATGTTTTTAATGCCACTTCAGTCACCCGGCCAACCAGTTGGTTTTTAGCTTTATTTACGGCAGCACCAACTGACGGAAGTTCTGGAACCGAAGTTACAGGCGGAGGTTATGTCAGAAAGCCAGTTGCGCTTACTGTTTCTGGCAATACAGCGACAAATAGTGCAATTATAGAATATCCCACTGCTACAGCAAATTACGGAACAGTTGTAGCGGTAGGTGTGTTTGACTTAGTTTCAAGTGGAACTTTAATTGCTTACGGGTCGTTAAGTACAAACAAAACAATAGAGACAAACGACACACTGCGAGTACCAGCTAGTGATATAACAATAACATTGGATTAATAAATGGCAACTATCGTAACAAGAGCTGGTAAGGGATCTGCGCTTACACATAACGAAGTAGACGCTAATTTTAATAATTTAAACAGTGCCAAAGTAGAAACCTCCACCATATCATCTTTTGGTGCAACTCTTGTTGATGACGCTGACGCAGGCGCGGCGAGGACAACTTTAGGTTTAGGTACTGCCGCAGTTTTAAACGTAGGAACCGGGGCAAACAATATCGTGCAGCTAAATGGCAGTTCTTTATTGCCTGCTGTTGACGGATCACAATTAACAAATTTACCAGCAACAGGTGACGGTGGGATAGCTATGGCTATTGCTTTAGGATAGTAGGAGAAGAATATGGCTAACTCATTTTTATCGGAAACAGATACAGGGGTGGGAACTGCTCTAGCGAGTATATACACTTGCCCCTCTAGTACAGAAACTACTATAATCGGTCTTTCAATCGCCAATATTCACACCTCTCAAATAAACGTAAGCGTGCAGTTTGCAGGGGCAGGGAGAACAACGGGTGCAGTAGACAATGTATTTTTAGTAAAGCTTGCTCCAATACCAGTTGGTGGCACTTTAGTAGTTGTTGGCGGAGATCAAAAAGTTGTAATGGAGCCAGGGGATATATTAAAAGTTCAAAGTGATACGGCATCAAGTGCTGATGTCCACCTGTCTCACCTTGATATTACTTAGGAGTTAACATGGCCTACCAAGGAAATAGTCCTGCTGCCAACTTTCAATCACTCCCAGCAGTCCAACGGTTTAACGGAACTGGAAGTGCCACGGCATTTACATTATCTTCTGCCGTAGCTAACGACCAATCTATCTTGGTGTCAGTCGATGGTGTAACCCAAGACAGCAATGCTTACTCAGTCTCAGGTACAACCTTAACATTCACTGCTGCACCGAGTTCTGGAACAGGAAACATATTTGTCCACACGATTAGCCCTGTGGGTTCTACTGTCGTGCCACCTGATGGGAGTGTTTCTACTGTTAAACTTGTTGACGGTGCTGTTACTCAAGCTAAAGTAGCTGGTGAAGCAATTAATGAATCAAAGCTACAAGTATCCAACAGTCCAACAAATGGATATTTCTTATCTGCTCAGTCGGGTAATACAGGTGGATTAACTTGGGCAGAAGCTAGTGCTGGTACAATACTGCAGACAGTAAGTGTTTTAACGACAACCCAAGCATCACAAACCATAACCACATCAGACACTCAACTTGGTTTACTTACAAAAGCTATTACACCTCTTGGTGCAAACAGTAAGTTTCTTGTATATGTAAGATGGTTTGGTGAGGTGCATTCGTCTTGGAATGTTTGTTTTAACATTCAAATGAATGGCACAAGAGTAAACATAAATAGTGGGGGACGAGGTTATGCTCTAGCAATGCCACTAGTGACTTATGGAGTACAGGCTGATGATAACAGCACACCTGAAAATGCCAATTTCCAAACATTAGTTTCCACTTCTTCAGTAATTGGTACAGCCATTACGTTCAGAGCAGTTGTTGATGCTAACGTTAGTACAACCCTATGGAACAACCGTTGCTTTGCAACCACTAGTGCTAATTATGAAAGAGGGACATCAGAACTAATTATAACGGAGGTAGCAGCATAATGGATTTATTACAGGCAACACACGTTCTATTTGGTGACTGCTCTCAAGAGTCAGCAGATTCTGATATTTACATTAGCACTGGTGTTTTAACCGCAGATCAATTGGAACAAGTAACAGCAAAAGCAGTTGAGTTAAAAGCAGCTTACGATGCAAAAGAATACCAAAGAAAAAGGCAACTAGAGTACCCATCCATAGCAGCCCAGTTAGACGACATCTACCACAACGGTATTGATGCATGGAAAGCTACGATCAAAGTAACCAAAGACAAGTACCCTAAAGGATAATAGATGGCATTAACTAAAATAGGTAAAGAAGGAATTACAGGCATATCCAATGCGAGTGATGCCACTGCAATAACAATTACTTCAAGTGAGCTTGTGGGAATTGGGACTGCGAGTCCCCAAAGTCTTTTGCATCTGGCAGCAAACGGACCTTACATTACATTTGAAGATAAAGACAATAATCAGGATTGGCAAATACAAGCAACTGCATGGTTTGCTATAAGAGACCAGACTGCTAATGCTGAACGTATGCGTATTGACTCATCGGGCAGATTGCTAGTTAACACTA